AGGTCAATCAAGTCACGCACGATAAAAGGATTAGAATAATACTCCATCAACATTTTACCGTTGTGAGCCAAGTAACCATCCCAGTGACAGTACACTTGACCAATAGTACCATCAGCAAATTCAAGAGCGATTGTAGAACGTGTTGCCATTTTGAAATCCTTTATTTAACTGTTTAAGATTCTATTATATACCCAAATCCAATTATTGTCAACCTTTTACACCAAGTCAACTTGGACTTGTTTGCCACGGATTGTGTGACCGAGACCTGTCGGAATCGGTTGATTTGTGCGGTTAGCCTCATAACGCAAATAAGACAATTTAATCAACGCATCCCAGCAAGTAGCACGGGCGTTGACTGTAGCAAACATTTCCGTCATTTGCTTAATTGTCATATACATACCAATATCGTTTTCGCTTCCATCACCCTTGAAAATTACACGGAATTTTTGTGAATTTTTGAAGCCGTCAATGATAGTTTTTGTACGCATTTTCTAGTCCTTTTCTTTATTGTCTAGATTCTATTGTAACAGAAACACCATTTATTGTCAAATTTTGGTCAAGTTTAATGTCCTCAAAATCGATCTCAACCTCTACGTCGGAGATGACATTGCTAAGGTTGATGGACATGTCAAAAGCCTCGTCCGCATCACCAAATATTTCCTCAATGAGATCCTGCGCCTCGTTGAGCAAACTCAACAATTCTTGGAGATTTTCAAATTTAGTCATTTAGTATTACCTTTCACAGTTCCACTGTAAGCAAATTTTGGAAAGATTTGATAAATTCGGATCCGCAATCCAGTGATACAAAAGTATCACCTTGCATACCTTGCTCGGAATATGAAACGTCAGTACCGAGATGTTGTTCGGCCAACAATTTTTTCACTTCCTTAATGAATTGTTTGTCAGTATAGATCAATCCGTCTGTGTCAACGTTCCAAGATGTAGTATCAAAGTACACACGTAGTTCACCGTATTCACCACCGTCACTTACATAAGAGAGGTCCAGACCTGTAACCTTAACACTTTTAACTGCACTTGACCAGAGACCGTTACCTGAAGTTTTGAGAGATTTGTTAACTAACAACATTTTGTTTCCTTTTGACTGAATAAGACTCTATTATATACCCAAACCCATTTATTGTCAAATTTTTACATCGACCAGTAAGTCTCTGTTGCAGGATTACAACAGTGTGGGGTATCAGCATCAATTTGAATTTCCTTGCCGGTCATCAGATTTTTAACTGTTTTCTTGGGGAAAACGAATCCTGGGTTAAGAACCTTGAAAGCTTCCAAAGTCTTAGCAGTTTGTGCTAACGGGTTAGTTTCAATGAATTTAATCATTGACAGAAAAGTCATACCCAAAAATTCTGCGTCTTTTTGAATAACTTTGATTGCTGTAACTTGTTTCATTCGTGTCCTTTAGTTGACTGTCTAAGATTCTATTATATACCCAAATCCATTTATTGTCAAGTTTTAGCGTTTATCGCAAAACTCAAACAATATCCACTTAGCACGGTTCAGACATTGACGGGCGTCTTCGGCACGCATATAGTCAATGTCACCGTATTCGGTGTTAATCATTTCTTGGGCGTCAGACATGAGGCTAGCGGCCATCATAGCAGGACCTGAATGACGAAAAGTAATACTTTGTTCTACAGCTTCACGCATTTGGGCTTCTGTGCAACCATACATACGAATTTCACGTTTTTGTTGCATATCACGGTTAACAGCATTGACGATAGAAGCACGAAAATCAACTGTCATAAAAACTCCTTTAATTAACTTACTAAGACTCTATTATATACCCAAAACCATTTATTGTCAAATTTTGGTAACCGTAAAAAAGACCCGTTTCCGGGGGCGTATTTTATTCAATAAGTGTGTGAGTAAACTAAAAAAGGGGCTAAACCAATACAATCTAATCTTAATTCAAGCCTACGTTTGGGTATGTAAATATAAGTCTTACCGTATTTTTCATCAATCAATGGAATAGAAACGCTACGTGTACCTTCTACTTTCATTTTTGAAATAAAATCTTCTTCTGACATTGCAAGAGATGTTATTGCTAATAAACAATAATATACTTTACGTTTATCTTTTTCTCTAATAATTCCTAATAAATGTAAGTTATTTGTTCCTTTGATTTTTGTAGCCAATGGATCAACAAACATTTTTTTAAGAGAATTATATTTTTTATGCTCGAATAATTCAGCAAACCCATCATTCTTTTGTTTATTATTTTGTAAAAAACTTGCCTCAGTAGTTAATTTATACTTCTCCATATCATTGGTGCTTATACCCTTAACATCTATGTCTATAATAGGAGTCTTAACATCAACTACGTTATGTCCAGCACCACACCATTTAGCATCTATGATGCTATCTGCCACTGCATATTCCCAAGTTTCTTTTGCTACTTGGATATCACGGTTCTTTGCAACAAAGGGTACATAGTATGAGTGCATCTCAGTGGCAAACTTTGTATTAAAATCTACCCCCAAGATATCATCATGTTCACAAATTGGTACTGGAGTAAAAACAATCATTCACGTTTTTCAATAATCTTATCAATCAAGCCATACTCTAATGCTTGTTTCGCTGACATAAAGTTATCACGTTCCATATCTTGTGTAAGCTGTTCAAATGTTTTACCTGCACTGTTATGTTTGACATAGATTTCAGTAAGGTTCTTTTTCATTGCTAGAATTTCTTCTACTTGAATCAACATGTCAGTTGCTTGACCACGTGCGCCACCACTTGGTTGATGAATCATATGTCGTGCGCTTGGTAACATAAAGCGTTTATCTTTAGCTCCTGCTTGTGCTAACAAACTGCCCATCGAACAAGCTTGACCCATAACGATTGTTTGTACATCAGGCTTAATGAATTGCATACAATCATAAATTGCCATACCGGCTGTGACTGAACCGCCTGGGCTATTGATGTACATTGAGATATCTTTCTCACCCTCTGATTCTAAGAATAATAGTTGGGCAACAATAAGATTTGCCATTTGGTCGTGTACTTCACCCTCAAGCAAAATAACACGGTCACGCAATAGACGGCTGTAGATATCATAACTACGCTCACCTTTAGCGGTTTGTTCAATAACGATTGGGACTAGACTCATAAACTTCCTTTATAAAAATATTTCTACTATTATAACAATTGTTTATGATAATGTCAAATGTTTTCGGTAATTATTTACGTTTCTTGCGACCAACTCCGAGATCATCGGATGGTTCAGGTTTAACTGTTTTAGGTTCTTTCCTACGTTTTGGATCAACAATGTCAGCCGCCGCAACTCTTACATCATCACCATATTCATCTGGTTGAACTACATCACCTGTAGCACCATCTGGACCTGGATCATCATAGTCTTGTGCATTTCTACCCAATTTAAAACTGAATCCTGCACTACTTGGTTCTTTAGCACTAGATTTGTTTTCTAATGTAACGACACCTTCTAGCTTAGATGGCCATTGGGTTGCAAAGGTTAATTCACCGTTACTATGATAATCAGTATATTGTTGAATGAAGTTCATCTCTAAAACTTGTAAGATAGTATCGGCAAATTCAGGTATCGCATTATCTTCATTCACCGCACGTGATATTGTTTTTTTGATTAGATATACTAACTTACCACCATCCGTTGCAGCCTCACTGTTAACAGTTGCAAGTAATGGTCGATATGATGCTGGTAATCCAGAGCCATTGTTTATGCTATCAATACTTTGCTGTAATATCTTTGGAGCCTTGACTGAAAACGGCAAGAACTTGTGCCATACTTTAGGGATACTATTAGGATTTACTTGGTACAAGAAATCCATAATCTTAAATGCTTGAACGATAGTACTTGGCCCGGTTACATCTTTGCCTGCTTGACATAACTCAATAAGCTTTACTGCGTTTCTTAGTTTAGGATTACGTTTAATATCTTCACTAACCTTTAAGCCAGATACAGCAGGGGCGGCTCCACCACCAGTACCTTTACTTGAAATGTTCAAGCTATGACTTGTTCCTGGATTAGTAATAGTAGCATAACTATCAGCAATGTTGTTGTTAGCCGCACTTGGAAAGTTTAATACTAATGAACCCATATCACCGCCTAGCCATTCTTGGAACTGACGTTTTCTTGGGAAGCGACTACGGTCATATAGTAATGCTAGTACACCTAAGTATTCACCGGCATAATCAACAATAGCCTTACGTTCTTTTTCTTTTTCTTTTGTTACATAGTTTTCAGGTAGTTGAACATATTCACCTGACACAATGTAAGTGGCAAGTTGTTGAACTACTTGTCCATACTCGGTGCTTGCTAATACTTGGTTGTTCTCAATAGTTTCGTATAAGTCTGATGCTGGAATATTTCTGTCTGTGATTTTAATCAATGATGGTTTTAATAAAACAGATTCTTTTGTACTACCACCAAATTCTTCATTCTTAGCTAACTGCGACATTGGGATTTCTCTACCATCTTTAGTTATGATAGTAACCTTCTCTCCCTTAAAGTTACCGTCATCTTTAAGTTGGGTAAGACGATTGATTTCACTTGTTTTGATGTATACATCTTCACCGGTATAATTGTCAACAAATGGTTTATTAGTTTTTATTTTATTGATTAACAAATTCCATCTTGCTGGTTCTTTGTTGATTTGAGTAGGGGTTAATCCATTAGCAAATAATGTTGAAGGAGCGTTAGGATCCTTCTTTGCTGCCTCAGCCATAGCTAAGTTTTCAAGTAATGTTAATAAATCACGCATAATGAGTATTTATGCTTTAAACAAGTTTTGATATCTAAACCACTTACGCTTACTGTGTGCGCCCTTTAATGAAATCCCGTGCTTCTTTAGTTTGTCCTTAAACACAAAGAAGCTAGGACCATGACTCATTAGAGGTTCTTTACCTCGTATAAGTCTCTCCATTCCTTGAATATCCCATTGATATTGATGGCACATTTCGTGTGCTAATACTGTGATAAGCCACTGCTTACAATACCACTTGTCCATTACTCTTATTTTACAGTAGCTCTTAGTCTTAGTAGGCATTTCTAATGAACCGTAACACATTCCCCAGTATTTTCTACAACGGGGCATAACTTCAATTTCAGGCATAATAAGCTTGTTATTGAATATTGTTTTATTGAGCATTTTATAAAGCCCTATCACTTCGTCACGGTTGGTCCTGTAACAAAGACGTTTTTGATATGCTATGGGAGGTAACTCCTCACGCATAAGTTCGGCAATATTAACTTTTTTGAACATAATGTATTTATGATACTATATTGTCCATAATAATACTCATATTACGGAAAAAATATACGGTTTACCTCTCCGATTAAATATATGTTTAGGAGACAGAAATGTTAGATTTTTTAAAGAGTTTATTTGGCGTTAAAGCTAAACCAGTCGAGTCAGAACCAGCCAATACAACTGCCCCGTATAAAGTACCGGAACCGGCTGCCACTACACCAATTCCACTTATCCCGGTTGGAACAGAAGCGTCAATAGCCGCATCAACTAAAGCACCTGCAAAAGCTAAGGCACCAGCTAAGCCAAAAGCAACGACGGAGAAAGCTCCAGCTAAGCCAAAAGCTCCAGCTAAGCCAAAAGCACCAAAAGCTTAATGAATATAGGGTTTGATGTTATTAGCGACCTTAATCTGGACGCCGAAGATAGCTTTGACTGGGAAGATAAGGCAACAAGCCTATACCTAATTATAGCAGGAAATATTAGCAATGATTTGCGAGTAGTACATCAAACCCTGGTTCATCTATCAAAATTCTATCAGGGTATCTTTTATATGCCTGGATCGCTAGAACACGATTCAATGCATCTTATAAAAAACAGATACAGAGAAATAGTAGAACTATGTAGACCGTTGAAAAAAGTAGCATGTCTATATAGATATGTAGTTATCATCAATGGTGTTGCCGTTCTAGGAGCAAATGGATGGTACGGTAATAAAAATGATTTGACTGACTCTTTAGAGAAACTACATCTGCATTCACAACAGGTAGAAGATGTAACTTATCTAGGTGCTAGTTTAGAAAGATTACAACTACATCTAGACGTTAAAAAGATAATTGTAGTTACACATAGTTCACCTAGTCCTGAGTTATTCTTTAAAGAAGATCCGCCTGATCTTGATGTTCAAATTCCAATGATGCAAGTATTAGGGCAGGACTCAGAAAATAAAGTAGTTACTTGGGTTTATGGTAGTTATAACAAAAATGTTGAAACTACTATCAATAACATAAATTATATCAATAATTCATGCTATGATAAAAACCCTTATTGGCCTAAAAGAGTTAACGTAGAAGTTTAATTAGTGTCAGCTTCCACTTTAACCTGTAGTGGAAATCCCTGACTACGTGCATCAAGCGTAACTTCGATTCCGCGCTGTTCTGCAATCTCATATGGTAATACCGCAACTATAGCACTACCCTGTGCATGAATATTTTCTGTCAATGATGTAGCGGTATCTTGATTATAATTAAAATATCCGATTAAACTATTGACCACAAAATTCATACTAGTAACTTCATCATTCATATAAATGACTCTATAGAGTGGTGGTTCAGCAAGATTAATATTGGGACTGATTTTAATTTTAATATCTGTTTTGGACATAGTGTTAAGTTAGTTATATGTGCGAGTGTTACCCCGCACATTTATTTATGTAAAATTTATTATATTACTTAGTGTAAGTTATTGCAATAGATTTCGGCTTCTTCTCTTCGGGAACTTTACGTTCTAAAAAGATAGAAAGAATTCCATTCTTTACGTCAGCATGTATTACCTCTACATGTTCAGCTAAAGGAAATGTCTGTGTAAAATCTCTACTGCTCAAACCTCGATGTAAATATTCATAATTAATAACTTCCTCACGTACCCTAGATCCAGAGACGATTAGTGCATTATTATCTAATTTAACATCTAATTCATCTTCTCCGAATCCAGCTACTGCAATTTCAATAGTTACAGTTTCCTCACCTGTTTTAATTACGTTGTGTGGTGGATAGTTAGTGTTAGTTTGTCCAGCTGTTAAACGCATTAATTCGTCTAACATAGAATCGAATCCGATTCCAAATTTGTGTATAGATGGAATATCTATAGCACGAAGGGTTAATGTTTTTGTTGTCATGTTTTTTCTCCTAATAAGCAAGTTTATGACTATCGGGCCCGCAGAATGCGGCACCCGATTTTTTTATCTAATTTAATTAGATTCTTTTACTTCCGCATCAACTACATTATCATCAGCACTCTTTGCTTCTGTAGCTTCTTTGGCTTTTTGTTCCTCATCATATTTGATTTTTGTGATAGGACTAATTGCTTCGTATAAGTCTTTGATTTTGTTTTCAATTTCTTCTACGTCAGTTCCAGCTAATGCAACCTCTAATGCATCAATAGCATTGGAAGCTTTTTCTTTTTCTTCTGCTGTAACACTATCTCCGTACTTTTCATAATCTTTACGGAAACTGTTTAATGTTGATTCACCGTTGTTTTTTGCTTGAATGAATTTAACTTGTTTTGCATCAGAATCAGCATTTGCTTCAGCATCATTAACCATTTGTTGAATTTCGCTTTCGGTCAATCCTGAATCAGATTTGATAGTAATCTTATTTTCTTTGCCAGTGCCTTTGTCTTTAGCACTTACATTAAGAATACCATTGGCATCAATATCTAATGTAACTTCAATTTGAGGGACACCGCGCATTGATGGAGGAATACCCTCTAAATTAAACTCTCCTAATATCTTATTGTATGTAAACAAATCACGTTCACCTTGTGCAACCTTAATAGTTACTGCAGGTTGATTGTCTTCCGCTGTACTAAACACTTGTGAATGTTTAGTTGGGATAGTTGTATTTTTCTTAATCAACTTAGTAAACACACCACCGGATGTTTCAATACCCAAACTTAATGGAGTCACATCTAATAATAATACATCAGTGCGTTCACCGGCTAATACACTGCCTTGAAGTGCCGCACCTGCTGCCACTGCTTCATCTGGATTAACATCTTTACGTGGAGTCTGACCAAACAACTTTTCAACTGTTTCTTGTACTTTAGGCATACGTGTCATACCACCAACAAGGATAACTTCGTCAATGTCCGATACTGAAACACCAGCGTCTTGAATAGCTTGTTTGCAAGGTTGAATACTACGTTGAATCAATTCATCAACTAACAATTCTAACTTAGCACGACTTAACTTAACATTTAAATGTTTAGGGCCACTAGCATCGGCCGTGATATATGGTAAGTTAACATCTGTTTGGGCACTACTACTTAACTCAATCTTTGCTTTCTCTGCCGCATCTTTCATACGTTGCAATGCTAATACATCTTTAGTTAAATCAATGCCATTGTCTTTCTTAAACTCTTCAACCAAATAATCCATGATGCGTTGGTCAAAGTCTTCACCACCTAAGAACGTATCACCATTTGTTGATAATACTTCAATTTGTGTTTCACCCTCAACGTCAGCTAATTCAATGATTGATACGTCAAATGTACCACCACCTAAGTCATAAACAGCAATCTTACGATCCGTTTTATCTTTCTTATCTACACCATATGCTAGTGCGGCTGCTGTAGGTTCGTTGATAATACGCAATACTTCAAGACCTGCGATACGTCCGGCATCTTTAGTAGCTTGACGTTGACTATCATTGAAGTAAGCTGGAACTGTAATAACTGCCTTAGTTACTTCTGCACCCAAATAATCTTCAGCAGTCTTTTTCATCTTACGTAGTACTTCAGCACTGATTTGTGGAGGTGCTAATTTTTGCCCATTAGACTCAACCCATGCATCACCGTTGTCTGCCTTAACAATTTTGTATGGCATCAAGTCAATATCTTTTTGAACGGCTTGTTCAGTGAACTTACGTCCAATCAATCGCTTGGCAGCATAGATGGTATTCTTTGGATTTGTAACTGATTGACGTTTGGCACTAGCACCTACTAGAATCTCATCATTGGCATAGGCAACGATTGAGGGTGTAGTTCTTGCACCTTCACTATTTTCAATTATTTTGGGGATTCCGTTTTCAATAACGGCTACACATGAATTTGTAGTACCGAGGTCGATACCGATTACTTTGCTCATTTTTTCTCCTTTATAAAGCAAGATTCTAATTTCAGACCCGATAATCGGCATCTGAATATATATTTATCATATTAATAATATGTAAAAAATTCTACTATTAAAAGTCTTTCTTGGGAAGACTTTGGTCTCTTAAAAATTTCTGCCACCTACGTTTAGCTTGACTTTTTGCTAATTTACGTTTGATAGTAGGTTTTACATATTCTTGACGGTCACGTACCTCTTGTAAGGTGCCATAGTCTGCGATAACTTTTTTAAATTTTCGCAATGCTTTGTCTACGTTTCCGTCTTGAACTAAAACCTTTCTACCTCTCATACTATAACTGTTGGCTCCAAAATTTGTTTTCTATCTATATTTATGTTTACTACATTATTATCACGGTATTTCTTAGTGTAGAACATATGTGGCATCAATACTCTTTCAATTTCAGTATGTAATCCACGTGCCCCTGTCTTAAGTGACAATGTATTCTCTGCTAATTGGTCTAATGCATCTGTTGTAAAATTTAAGTCAATGTTGTCCAAGCTTAACAGGTATTTGTATTGGTCAATATAGTTATTTTTGATCCCAGTCAATACTGTGATTAACTCATCTTTTGTCAAATCTTCTACATTTACTGTAGTAGTAAAACGACCAATGAACTCAGGAATCATACCAAACTTAACTAAGTCATCTGGGCTGACATTACTCAAATTACCATCAGTGTTAGCGTTTTTGATTTGAGCACCAAACCCAATACTCGTACCGTTTTCACGATTGCTAACAATACCTTTTAATCCAACAAACGCACCGCCCGCAATGAACAAGATATTCTTTGTATTAATTTCAATCATATCACCACCGGGATGTTTACGTCCACCACCAGCTGGAATACGACATACAGTACCTTCAACCAGTTTAAGCAAGGCTTGTTGAACACCCTCACCTGACACATCACGTGTAATATTAGCACTCTCACCTTTACGGGCAATCTTGTCAATCTCATCAATGAACACGATACCACGTTCGGCTAGTTTAACATCACCACCTGCGGCATTGAGTAGCATACTAATCATTGATTCAACATCATCACCTACATATCCTGCTTCTGTGATACTTGTTGCATCTGCTACAATGAAGGGCACTTTAAGATATTTGGCAACTGTTTTGGCAAGTAACGTTTTACCTGAACCAGTTGGTCCTACTAGTAATACATTACCCTTAGAAATTTCTAAATCTTTTGGTGGATGATTAATACGTTTATAGTGATTAGCAATAGCCACACTTAATACTTTTTTAGCATTGTGTTGACCAACTACATGAGTATCAAGAAAGTCTTTGATAGATTCTGGATCATACGATACTGAATCTTCAATTACAAGATCACTTTTGTTCTCATCATCTACCATCAATGTATTGCATAGCTCTACGCAATCACTACAGATAGCTACTTCCTCACTGACAATCAATTTTTTTACATTATCTTTGTGGTTATCACAAAAGGAACAACGGTTGAGTTTATTTTCTGTTGACATATTAATACTTATCTACAATTTATTATTAGAATGATTTTTATGGACAATTATTGTCATCTACTATTGTTAACTCAATGTTATGAATATGCTTGATTGCCTCTTCCATATTGGTTAACCTTAGTTCTATTAAGTTTTTTTCTGTTTGATTTCCGTATACTACCAACGTAGTGCCCAAATCATAAAAGGCTGGCTTCTTACCTACAACAGAATCTGGCACATAACATTGCTTAAACGTTATAGTATTGTTAAAATCTTTAATAGTTAACAAAATGTTAGGTTTATTTCTTTGCATTTTGTCTCTAATAGTTGATGGAATAACCATGTCGTTAAACTTATATTGATTTTTCTTACCAAGAATCCAATCCTTAGGATCCTTTGCCATTACAGCAATATTACCCGGACTAGGTGTTAACAATCCATTGCTACCATCCTCTAGTATCTTTAGTGCTTCATTGAATGAAACAATGTAGTTATAGTTCCATTTCAATTCTAGAGGAATTTCAATGATACCATTACGATAATTGTCTATTTTAAATTGATGAACACCTTGAGTAACATTGAATGCTTTTTTAGGATAGTCATTCAATACTTGATTTAACAATCTATCCCCGTTATTTTTCCCTTGTAGATATGTTTGATATTGACTATGATGCTTATCAGTATCAAAGTTCTTAGGTTCTTTACCCACACCTAATATTCTATCAGACAATTTATTTGAGGATACTTGCACATCAACAATGATACGTACTTGATTTCCTGATTTAATTGTGTTAATGATTTTATAATCAGTTATGTAACCTGCACTATAAACTAAAATTTCATCTTTAACTAGTTTATAGTTAACAGATTCACGTTCACTGGTTACAACAGAACCGGCTGCAAATTCAATTGCCGTTCTAAAAGCATTTTGTTTAGCCTCTTCAATGGTAGACCCTTCACCACTAACCTGTAGTGCATTGGCGAATGGAGCTACCAGACATAACAATCCTGATAGAAGTTTTTTCATTATGTTCCGGAGATAAGACTACGAACTTTCTTTAAATCTTGACTATCATTTTTATTCCAAACAATAGTACAGGAAATTGTTTTACTATCAAGTATATTTGTTTCTTTGATACTAAATCCAACCAAACGACCTTGTGCTGTCGTAGTGATTGTACGTATAGTTTCAATATCAGAATCAATCAATGATTCACGGATACTATAGTTCGTATCCTTTTCATTGTCATCTGAGGACATATCAACATCTTGACCAATTTCTGTTTTAGATTTGATCCGATCTTTTTGATTTTCGTTTTGTTTATTCTTTGTACGTGATGAGCGGCTCTCATTTACATTATTACCAAACACATAACTTACAATATTAGCCTTAGCATTATCGCAAGCCATCAATGTAGTTGATTTTTGTAATAATCGTGTCGCACCGACAGATGGCTGAATACCAATTGCTTCGATACTTTCGATGGTACATTTGTTACGCTGAATCCAACCACAAGATTTATCAATTTTAATACGTTCACCTGGAACTTTTGTATTAAAGGTTTGTGAAGCGATTGTGGGGATTTCGCCTTTGTTGTTACTAGCACAGCCTGCAAGAATTAAGCAAGACAACGCTAAAAGTTTGAGTTTCATATATACTCCGGTTTAGTTAAAGATGTGTTTATTATACACTACTTTTAACTAAACGTCAACTACTTTGGGTACCCTTTTGAATCTTGATGTAATCTTCAATTTGATAACGCTCATTGTCTGACAACAATTCTGGGTCATACTCACCCTTTGCAATCATATCAATTAGGTAATCAATGTATTTGGTATTATACAAGTATGTATTGCTAGAAGTTTTGGCAATTTCAATCCAATTTTGTCCATCAAATTTGTAAACTTTATTTGGCAATACATCTACACGGGTGAATACATCACCTTTTTCTGAGGAATCAGGAAACCTTGGACCAAATCCACTGGTAATCTGTTTACCCGAATCTACTGCAATTTTTAGAAATTCTGGGTGCATACTGAATAATGCTTCTCGTTGCATATGTTTACCCTCATATGCAACATACCCACCCGGTAATTCTTTAAATGGTAAATCCTGTTTTACTTGCATAGTATGATCCTGATCTGCAGTGGGTTCAACATCAGGTTCTTTTTTAGCAACCATTGGCTTAGTATTCTCAAAATGAGCAAAGGGTTCATTTAAATATGGATGTTGTTTTAGTATTGGTTCTTCTTTTAAAATATCGTCTTTAACATCACATGTTTTATTTGGACAGAATAAACCTATACCGGGAGCATTCGTTAACTCAGTACCACACATATAACAGTTGATTGGTTCATTAACCGATTCTTTAATTTGCACAATTTGTTCGTCTGTTAATGGGCCATCATCAGGTTCATATGCAGATTCTGTGACAGTGGGTGTCGCCGCTGTTTCGGTCCCTAGAGGGCTGTCACCCTCCTCATCTTCTTCATCCCATTCTTTACTTGCATTAGCGGCAAGCACTAATGCAATAGCTAGTGGATCAAATACAATAACAAGTAAAATAATAACCCAACGTACTGATGCCTCTAACATATTGGTATCAGCATTGTCACCGTATATCAATGCGGCAATGTATTTTATCGGACCGACTTCTGCCTCAACCTTGCGTACCTCGGCAGCAATAGGGGCTCGTTCTTCATTAAGTTTTGTAATTTTTTTCTGTTCGGCTTCAATCTCAACAAGGAGACGCCCACGTTCCTTTTGTTGACCCCTACGTACAGCCACGGCCTTATCTGCACCCGTTTCTGTTGTACTTCGACCCATAATTTGGTCCACTGCCTCATCCATTTGTTTGAGAGCTTTGCGATTAACATCTATGTTTTCCTTTGAAGTTTTAATCTTCTCATCGTATAATGCAATCTTAGATTGCACATCACCTGAGGTAATACCTTGTTCCATGTGTGCTTTGCTTAAGAAGCCAAAGATACCCATGCTTGTTAATAGTGCAAGTGCAATAACAGCAGGTACAAGATATAGTTTAAGTAAGAAACCACATCGATTCCAGTACTTACGTAGCCAAACAGTTGTGGTGATCTTTCCTATTTCAAGGATACCGCCCATGATGATAACAGGAATAACCGCACCTGCAAAGATGGCGGTTAATCCAATGATACTATACCAGGCTGCAACTGAGCTAAGTGCAAGAGCAACCAATAGTGTAAGATTTGAGAATGATAGAAATTTTAAGCGCATCTAATATTTAGTCTTTAAATAGGTAGCCATAAGTGTTGATAAATTCCTCTACCCCCATTACATATCTGACAGGTATACCAGGCCCTGTTTTAGTCATGTAAGTGACCCAGTATATCCCTTCATCACGTAATTTAATTTGTGTGACAGTGATTGTAGCACCATCTTCAAATACAAAAGATTTACCAACTAGCTTTTCTAGTTCTGGTGGAATCATTTTGCATTATGATACACATCAAACTGTGACCACTGACCTCGCCAGTTTTCATGTTCACTATCCATACCTTCATCACCAAGTTCTTCACCATCATATACTAATCGTGTGACTACGCTTGTGCCTTGAATATCCCAGTTGAATACTTTCAGTTTCTTGGGTTCGAATACGCCCTCAATACTTGTTTGAATGCAAGAACCTTTACCACCTTGTGTCCACATCAACCAATAACCCTTACCTAAATGTTCTGGATAGAGTTCTTCAAGTTCTTCTGATGTTTCCCAACGGCTATCTTCTTCACCATGTGCGTCACTAAAGAATGATTCTAAGTCACCTTCATAGATTGTCTCACCTTCGCTATTCTCAATAGTCATGTGAGTATCGTCTTGGTCAAAGCCCCAGAACGAATGTTTACCTTGATACTCATAGTAAGGCAAATCAAATCGTGCCGCTTTAGGAGTCTTGTTCTCATCGTAATCATAGTTCTCGTTAAGAGCATCACTCAAATCATCTTCGTGTTCTTCATCACTCCAATAATCATATTGTTGTTTTTTAATCTTATGTACGCCAATCTCACGTGTGCGTCCCCAGATACGAATCGTATAAGTATCTTCGGGATAACTTTCTTTCAATGAATCATCATCCTCAAGTACAAGATTCTCAAAAGGCCATTTAGCAGTTTCTACAAAATTACTATCTGGAGTGGGCCATTGTGTAGTAGGAGTATCCACTATTAATTTTTCAAACTCCAGTTTGAGTTCTTCTAATCCTGCTTCTAACTCAGCAGTATCTACATGTTCTTCTTCCTCTTCATCAAGGGCTTCTTTAGCCCAACGTGCTTCACGTTCTGCTTTTTCTTGTTCTTCTTTAACTCCGGCTTCTGTTAAGACAAGATTGCTATCACACATTGGACAAATCTTAACAGCTTCATCTAGTTGTTTGCCACCTTTATATACCCAAGATGTTTCAGCATCATAACTTTGACCAACCCATTTACAATTACTACATTTGTGCGTGGGTTTTGGTGGTTCGGGTTCAACATGCCAACTAGATTCATCACCTAATTCATATGTAACTTCGTAACCACCTTTGCGGTCAGTCCAACAGTCATCATATTGAAATTCCCATTCAATGTCAACATCATTTTCGTTGGCATCGTCAAGTACTTCTTCATAGTCAATTTCACCAGATTCAATATCTGCAAGTTTTTGTTTAATCTCATCCTCATCTAAGTCAGGATAGATTTCACTTAATAGTGCTTCATCAATTTCAATAGCATATTGTCTATCGTGTTGATGCCATTCATGTTTTACGACTGTTACCATATTATTCTCCTATATTTAATTATATCACTTGTCGTCACGGAAACGAACAAATCTGGGGAAACGCAAACTATATGTTCCATCTTGATTTTGTGTAATCACATCACATAAGACTTCACAAGTGCGACCAATGACCAAATTACGGTTAGTCCAATAGTCATCTCTATCAACATCACTAAAGCCACTACCCACATTGACTGTAATTTCTTTCCCGTCGTCAACTCCATGACAAACCAATGCTCCAAGTCTTCCCAAATTTCTACCAGTACCTTCTTCAACACCTACGACCTCCAAGTCTACAGTTAACGTTGGCTTCCATTTCATCCAGTCTGTACTACGTTTACAGACATAAGGAGCTTCCATTTCTTTAATCATAATGCCTTCAAACCCTGCGTTCACATTGTCCTTAGCATAACGTTCAAGTTGATCCTTACCGGCGGCTGTATCTAAATCAACCATAATGTGCGGTAATAGTTCAACATTGGGCATAGTGTCAACTACGTGCCGAATATGTTCAAGTATATTGATACGTTTGTGCAGTTGAGCATTCCAATGTCCTTCA